TAAACGCTTGACCGTAAAAACTAAACGCATTTACATCGCCTAACTCGCCTGTTTCAACAGCTTCCTGACCCGCCAACGCACCAGCAGCCGCGCCCTCTTCTGTACGCTTTTGCTTGCCGATCTGGAACGCAACATCACCAACCGATTCTGCCAAACCGGCTAACGCTTGCATACTTTGCGCCCCAGTATTATCGATACTAGTTGGCTGAAAGTTTGCGTATATGTCGATCTTCTTTTGTGCCATTATTTTTTTACCAAAAGGTTTAAAATTACCCTTTATAAGTGCTAGAAATATTTACAATACCGCCTTTTGCTTTTGTTGTTTTGAAGTCAACAAAATCGCTACTACCGCCACCGCCACCGCCACCGCCACCGCCACCGCCACCAGCAAGCATTGCAGCTTGCGATGCACCTTTCATTAGCGTGGAGACACCTTGCATATTCCCAGCAAATCGAGCGTTCCTAGCTTGTCGGCGTAATTGTGATTGCGCTAGATTTGCACTTAAATTAGCCACGCCCTCACTAAAACCTATGTTTTCAGCGTTCTTTAATGCAACAGATGCAGGGGTTCCCGAACCGCTTAAACCATCCATCGACATGGATAGGTTATTTGCAGCCAACGCTTTGTTTAATTCTTGTCGGCGCTTGGTCTCTTCAATCTCAGCAGCTAATTTTTGCTCTTCTGCTTGGCGGTTTAATTCATCCTGTTGAGCCTTACCCGCCTCAACAGCACCGTATGTTTGCACAACAGTGGATACCGCAATAGCGACAACAACCCACATTTAAACCACCTCCGGTTCTAATATTTCAGCAGCTATTTGATCAATATCAGTCAAATCTGTTGGATGAAACCCAACCCAAACGCAATCTGTCTCCGCATAAATCACCCGCTTTGTGCCTGGTAATGTCTCACCCATGAATGGCGCAACAATCTCTTGATTACCGTACTGACTCGACACCCGACATTTACCACTAACCACCATGTACATATGCCGTGTTTTATGCAGCGCACCCACCAGACAAACGCCAGCCGGGATAAATAATTCCCTCGCATACAGACCATCAGAAAAATGATGCTGAACATCTAATTCAACCGTATCCCCCGCTTGCATTAGCGATTGGAATTTATAAATGTCATCTTGTTTTGTTAAATTCACGATGATGAAACCTCGTACTCAATAGCTTGAATATGGAACGGTTGCGAGTCTGGTGCGGTAATCTTTGGCACAACATCTATGTCCCACCCATTACCACCATTACGATCCGATATAACGCCTGTAAACGTGGGTATACCGGCATAAAAAGGATTTGCTGGGGTAGTGCCAGACGCAACGCCAAACGTCCTAAACGGCAGCGCATTACCGTCGATATACAACCCAGCAGAATCGTTAACACGCAGATTAATGTTGCAGATTTTCTTTTGCTTCATCTGGTTCTGACCAGGGCCAGCATTGGTATTCAAGGGCATAGGCGTAATCGCCGGGGTAAAAGCAAAACCGACTTCAAATCTTTGTATACCACGGTCGGTATACTCTTCAGATGTTAGGCTTATCGTCCCGCTTGATACGGTTCTAGGTGTCAGTAACTCTCTAGTGTCTGGAACACCAACAACGCCACCATAGGTGCCAACAACTTGTAGTTCAGTACCTTCTAAATAATCCAAACCAGTAATTTGAAGTGTCGGCCCAGCCGTTGATACTGACGTAGAACCATCAAGCATTCGGTCAAAATTCCAACGCTCAATTAAATAACGATAACCAACATTGGTTTGATAACGCTGCACCATCTGGTACATATTGTTTTGCACAACACACGCGGATAATAATTTGGATACGCGATTAGTAGCAGGTTCCGCAGGATTAGATGCTGGTATGTATTTTGTAAATCCGTTTATATCTTGGGCGCGAACAGTGTTTAATACAGCACCGTTTCCGTCTTCATTAATTATAAATACCCAATTCGCATCAGAACTTGCAGTACCCGTGAGTATTTCAATATCCACTGGTTTATCAATTAAATGACTCGATAGCACCGATATATCAGTTGATGTATAAGCGTCTTCGTTAAAGTCAAAAACATATTGGCGCAGTGACCGACCATTTTGATCAACAAATAACGTCGCACCATCAATAGATCGAACCTCTAAATCACTTGCACCGTGTTGTGTCTGAGCTTTTACCTCTACCGTTGTTGGTGTATCACCCTCAACAACAAACTCAGCACCAGAACAGAACACCTGTAACCCACGATCTGGGTTGATATCAATAATCTCAGTCAGCGTTCGCGCTGAAATCGTGATAAATATACCCTCGTCGTCGTCACCCTCTTCAGTATAGAAGTCAAAGAACGTACCGGCCCTCGATGCGAGTAATGATTGAGGTTTAGATTTTGTACCGCCTAACCACAATCTACCGTTATAGAACGTAGGTATTTTTGGATAGCCCCTGGTTGCAGACCAAACAGCCTCTTTTCTTGGTGAGCCAATAACGTGACTGCCAAACACCAGCGTTTTACTCGCCGTCCCACTGGTTGGAAAACCAGAGAACAATTCAAATGCTTTTGTAGACTCACCAGATATTGTAATGGTGTATGTCTTTGATCCTGTTCTGGACACAGCAACCCCTGTATCACCAAACACAGGCATTTCTTGTAGGTTCTTTTGCAGATTAAATTCAGTCGATGATTGCTGGTTCTGTGCAGACGTTCCAATATCACCTGCATAAGTAATGTTTTTACTCAGCACACCCTCGACATCAATCTGGAATGTATCGCCAATCTCCCAAGACCCGGTAAGCGTTAGCACCTGCACATCATCAACAGGCGTTGGACTTTGAGCATCGTTATAATCAAAGGTCGGAATATTTAAAAACGGAATATCGTCTGCAACAAAACTATCGTAGTTGCTTAATCCATTATTTATGATTCGTTGCGGCGCGTAGTCCTCATGGAACAACAACATCACGTTCTCAGATTGCACTGTTCTTACTTGCATGACCGCAGCGTATGGAAACGGTAAGGCAACATCAGCGACATGAGTAGTAGTTCGTAAATCACCAGCCCCAGACCCACCCAGCAAATACATTGCCATGTTCTCATCAGTCAGCACACCCAGGTATTGACGATCAGCAGCAGATGCAAAGTTAAACAGCTTAATATTTTCGTTTGGGCCAATAGAGTTCCACAAATTAAACCCTGTAATATTGATTGTCTGGCTGCCTAGATCGCCTGTATCCCCTTCCCTAGCTAATCGCCAGTATCGCTTATTCTCTGCGTTTAAACGCTTTCTAAACGTAGTCTCAGCGTTAGATACAGTGAATTCTTGCGCTGTTGTCCAGTTGGTGTCATCTGTTGAATACTGAATCTTGAGCTGGCACGTTGTTGCAGACGTTGTAACCGTTTTAATCTTTACAATATCAACAAAAAACACATCAGCAGTTGCAGACAATAGATCATATTTAGCAACAACAAACGCCGTAGGACTTCCGGCTGGCGTTCCCTTTGTACCTATCGCATTAGTCGTTGCATTGGTTGCTGGATTGCCATCATTGATGTTTGCAGCAGTACCGCCATTGGGCATTGTCGGTACAGTAGTACGCCGGGTAATTTCACCAACAGCCTCTGCAACAACCTCACTGCCTGGTCTGCGCTTTAACCCACCCTGTGGAACAATTAATACATCCTCACCTTTCTGCACACCCTGATAGTATTGATCGAGATCAACACGACCTTTAAGCAACGGCGATAGCTCACCGCTTACAAATGAAGACTGAAAGAATGTGGACTTAGCCATTAGTAACGTGCGGCGACAATCGGGTTAGAACGTATCGGCTGTACAGGCGATTGCATTGAATCGCTTGCTCTAGCCATCCTTGATGCAATCTCATACTGCGCGGCATTTAATTGCATAGACGTAGCAGAATCGCGTATGGCTGGCGCTAAATCCATTGCTAAACGTGACACCATCAAGTCTTCAAAACCTGCTGTCCATTGATCTTCTGGCGCGTTATAGATGTAATCAACGTACAGTGTTGCACTGTAATTGGTGTAAATTCGATTGCCGTAGATTTGATAACGCAAACTGATAGGATTCAGTTTCTGCATAAATATAAAATCACTGGGCAATTCATACATTGTTGTAAATTCAGTGCCAACAATTGTTTCAGCAACCTTGTTTAACGATGCTTTTTTACGTGCGAATGACCAGGGGAATTTGTTTAATTCAGCGCGTACAACCCGATCATAGATCGCAGCAGACGCAACATGGGCGCGTGTTGTCCCTGATAATTCTTGAAGTGGTAGATCACCAATCAGAATCAGGGCATTGTTGATGACGTTAAGTTTAGTCGCCATTATTTAGGCTTTTTAACTTTTGGTGGACGACCTCGTTTAGTGCCGTATGTACCTTTACCTTTAGGCATTCTGTTCTCCTAATGGAAAGGGGGCCGAAGCCCCCGATCTTTACGCAGTGATTATCAATCCAGCTGCCGCCGTAATACTTGTAGCGGTCTGAGTCTTGATATAAGTCAAATGAACAATGGGCGCAGTAGC